GTGAAGCAGCGAAGCAAAGGGAAGAAGCCAAGAAGTTGAATGGCTATGAGGTTTCAGAGGAAACGAGGCAGAAACTGCGTGAAGCAGGAACCGGCCGGAAAGTGACCGAAGCAACCCGCGAGAAGCTCCGTAAAACGAACTCTCGCCCGAAGCAGACGCCGGCGGAACTGGCAGCTATCGAAGCATTGCGCGGAGTGAGTAAACGAAACCACACGCCAGAGTCGTTAGAAAGCCAACGACAGGCGATGAGGCTCCGCTGGCAAGACCCTGCGTATCGCGCAAAGGTCGCTGCCGGTAAAGCTAAGAAGGAAAGCCCATAGGGCTACGTTTGTTGTCGTCACACATTGGCGGGCTGATAGCCCGCCTTTTTTGTTAGAGAGGTTCGCATGGCCCCGGATTACAAAGAAAACATCGGCTTGGTTCACCTGATTACCCGGAAGTGCATGGGTTGGGTGACGGCATTGGGCGTTCAACTCGATTATGAGGACGTGATGCAGGAAGTCTCACTCGCGTTCGTTACCGCCTCCCGCCAGTATGATCCCTCCACTGGCATAAGATTCTCAGCCTACCTCACCCGCGCAGCCTATAATCAAATCAGAAAAACAGTTGGCGTAATGACGGGTGCAAAACGCCTCAACGATACCGAAAAACAGTTGCTGGCCAGGCTGCAAGAAGAAAATAAGGAACTTGTCGCCGCCGGGCGCGACACCAAATCCACCTACTTCGGTCTGTCCGTTGTGTCGGTTGAGGATATGGTGAGCGAGGAAAACCCGAACCCGATTGACATGTTCGCCGCTGCTGGCAAAAGTCCAGAAGTGATAGCATCCGAAACCCAAGAATGGGAGAATGCCCTTTCTCAACTTTCCCCTTTGGCCCACGTATTAGCCGATATGCTCAAAGAGCCTCCGGCAGCTTTGCTATCCGAACTGCAAAGCCAGTTTGAGTTTGAGAAGATAGCAGTTGAGAAAAAGCAGATGGCGAAGGCAACCCGTCCATTCGTCACGCTGAAAGCCGTATCAGGATTCGTCCAGAAGATTTCTGACGTAACACCGGCAGAACTGCTGAAAGCAGAAGCCGAACTGATCAGTGCAGCCGCAAAGATTTGAGGACTGTATGAGCGACACCGACAACAAACCAGGCTGCTTCGGAGCAGCGACAGTATTCAGCCATGACAGCACCGTTTGTCAGGCTTGCCCGATGTTCGACAACTGCGGCGCCGCGTCGCTGGAACGTCTGAACGCCATCAAAGAAATCGTGAACGTTAAGGATCTGCTGGCTAAACATGCGCGAGCGCAGAAGGGCCAGAAAGCCATTCGTGACGCGCACCGCCAAGCGAAAGTTGACGAAGCACCGCCACCGGTTCAGGAATCGACGCAGAAACCGGAAGTGACCGAACCAGTGGAACGCAAAACGCAGGTCGCCAAAGTTACCTTCGAAATCGACGAAAGCACAAAGCAAGTGATCGCCCGTATAGCGAACCAGAAAGCAGCACAGCAAGCGATCGTATTGTGTAAGAGCAACCGCATAGAGATCGCGCGGCAGTCGCTTACAGACGGGCTTAACCCGTTCACAGACGATGGCCCGAAATACCTCGCGGTTGCCGCTGACCTGCTGCTGGCAGGCGGGTTCACCCGGCAGTCGCTGAAAGACGCATACCAGGAACGGCTCGGGTGGACACCGGCAACCGCCAGTTCACACGTTTCTATCGTCGTCGGGTTACTTCCAGCGTTCGATATTGCCACGTTGGAAGGTGAAAACTTTGTTCTATCTCCACTGTCTGTATAAGACAATGAACCGCTACAACAACAAGCGAGGCAAGCAATGATCCGAAACCACCTGAACGTCAGGTCGGACTTCTCGCTCGGTGAATCAACGCTCCAAATGAGCGCACTGGTTAAGCGAGCGAAGGAACTCAATTACGAGTCCGTGACCCTGATGGACACAATGAGCGTTCACGGTCTGGTGGACTTCTCAGTTCGCGCAGAGAAAGAAGGCATCAAGCCGAACATCGGTTGCCGTCTGCGTGTCGTGGAAGATCCGACCTACCGCAAGCCAGCAAAATCAACGGGCCTGGCAGAGAAGCCGAACCCGCTGTTTATGCCAAAGGTTTACGCGCTGAACGAGGAAGGCGTCCAAAGTATCTTCGCACTGCTGACCAAATCAACGACCGCCGAATACTTCTACTATCACAGCCGCGTAGGGCTGGATGATGTGGCAGCGATGAAAGGCGTGGCGGTCAGCACCGGCGACTTCTACAACCTGTTCCACATGGCCGACTATGAAGCGAAGCTGGAAAAGCTGATCGCAGCGCACGGCAAGGAAAACGTCTACATCGAACTGATGCCGGCGAACACGCCGCTGTTCGACACGCTGAACGCGAAAGCGATGGCTGCGGCGGTGAAGTATGACCTGCCGACGCTCGCGACCTACCCGGCGTGCTACGCAGAACCAGGCGACGCGCTGACGCTGGAAGTGCTCTGGTCAATCACCAACAACACCGCATGGGATGCCGGCTGGCGTCCACAGCAATACCTGAAAGATCTGTATCTGGCTGAACCCGAGCGCATGGACACGCTGGTGCGCGAAGCCTACGAGCGGCAGGTGAAGTGGTATGGCATCGACGAGAAAGCTCGTTGGTGTGACGCGATCACAAACGCGAACCGCCTCGACGACCAGATGCAGTTCAAATACAAAAAGCTGGATGTATCGCTGCCGACAATGGCGGCGAACGAGTTTATGGAGTTGGGCCGCAAATGTATCGAAGGCTGGAAGAAGCGTTTCTCCAGACCGGTATTGGGCCACATGCCAACCGCGGCTGAACTGCCTGTTTACCGCGCTCGCCTGGAGTATGAACTCGGCATTCTGAAACGCATGGGCTTCTCAGGCTACTTCCTCATGACGGAAGATCTGGTGAACTATGCGAAGAGTCAAGGCATCATCGTCGGGCCTGGCCGTGGTTCGGTGGGCGGCTCGCTTGTCGCTTATCTGATCGGGATCACCGAAGTTGACCCAATCCGCTTCGACCTCCTGTTTGAACGTTTCATTAACCCTGACCGTCTGGACTTGCCCGACGCCGACCTCGATTTTATGTCGAGCCGCCGTCACGAAGTTGTGGACTACCTCAGCAACAAATACGGGGCCGACCGCGTAGCCGGGATCAGTAACTATTCGACGCTTGGCGCCGCGTCAGCGCTGCGTGATACGGGCCGCATCTTCGGCTTGGCGGGCATCGAAATGGCAGCAACCAAACTGGTGCCGAAGGAACACGGTATCAGCTACACGCTGGAAGAAGCGGCGGCAGCGGTTCCCGAAATCGACAAATTCCGCCTTGATCAGCCCGAAGTGTGGAAACACGCGCTGAAACTGGAAGGGGCCATGCGAGCGTTCGGGCAACACGCGGCGGGCATCGTTGTGGCAGGTGAGCCAATCGTCAAACGTGCGGTGTATGAAACGCGCGGCGGCACGCCGGTAGTCAATTGGGATAAGCGCGTGGTCGAAGATCTCGGCTTGGTCAAAATGGACTTGCTGGGGCTGTCAACGCTCGACACCCTGGCTATCGCCGCGCAATACATCAAGGAGCACCACGGTATCGAGGTGGACTACACCGCGATCCCGCTGGACGACCCGAAAGTGCTGGATGCGTTCGGCGCGGGTGAAACCACTGGCGTGTTCCAGTTCGAGTCAGGCGGGATGCGTAAGCTGCTGCGTGACCTGGCGACCGGCGGGCGACTGACGTTCGAAGATGTGGCAGCGGCAACCGCACTATACCGTCCGGGGCCAATGGACTCGGGCATGATGGACGACTTCGTTGCCATCAAGAAAGGTCTGGTCGCGCCGCACTACGATCACCCGAACATGGAAGCCGCGCTGGAGAATACGCAGGGCGTAATCATCTATCAGGAGCAGGTCATGCGCGTAGCGGTAGACCTGGCGGGATTTACCTTCACCGAAGCGGATCACTTGCGTAAGGCGATGGGTAAAAAGGACAAAGACAAAATGGCCAAAATGAAAGACCAGTTTGTCGATGGCGCATTCAGCCACTCCGGGATGCCAAAAGCGCAAGCGTCCGAACTGTTCGACAAGATCGCAGCGTTCGCAGGCTATGGTTTCAACAAATCGCACGCCGTCGAATACACCGTGATCTCCGTGTGGACGATGTGGCTGCGCGTGAACTACCCGGCTGAATACTTCGCCGCCTGTATGAGTATCGTGGCAGAGGATAAGCTGCCGGGCCTGGTGAAAGATGCGCGGGAAGTCGGGATCGAAGTTCTGCCGCCGGACGTTAACCTGTCCAGTGACAAGTTCGAGATCCCTGACCCGAAACACCTCCTGGCGCCGTTTAACGCGGTGAAGGGTATCAGCGAGAAAACAGCGCGGCGCATTGTTGAATTACGCGAAGCGCAGCCGGGCGGCAAATGGGAGAACATTGAGGACTTCAAAGCCACCTGTAAGACCGTTGGCTCGAAGGTGAACGTCCGCGTGGTGGAAAACCTCGAACTGGTTGGCGGGCTTGCTGCAATCACCCCAGGGGCGAAACCAGCGCGTGATATAGACCGCCGCAGGGATCAGGTCGCGCTAATGGGTGCGCTGATAGTTGACGCTGTAAAGGCAGACCGTCAGACCGACGTTAAAGACCCGTTCCTGCGCACTCGCATAATCGAGATCATTCGCGATTATCGCAACTGTTCGGCGTGCGATCTGCAATGCCAGAATCACCCGGCGATTCGCATGAAAAACACCGTGAAGTTCATGGTGGTGTCCGACTGCCCGAGTTGGGAAGAGGAGAAGAAGGACAAGCTGCTGGAAGGTTCAATCGGGAAAGAGATCAAGGCAGCGCTGGAAGCGGCCGGGCTGGCGGTCGGTGACGGCTATTACACCACACTGGTGAAAGCCAAGAAGAACGACAAGTTCCTGACCAACTCGCAGATCGCCGCGTGTAAGCCGTTCCTCGACCGTGAGATTGAGGCTATCAAGCCACCGATCATCGTCGCGCTCGGTTCTGCGGCTATCAAACACTTCATTCCTGGCACCAAAGGCTCGACAGCGGGAATGGTTGGCACGTCAGTGTTCAATAAGGATTTGGACGCGAACATCGTATGCGGCATGAACCCGGCGCAGATTCACTTCAACCCGGATAAAGCCGATGAACTGGTCAAGACGTTCATGACCGTGGCTGAAATTCTTTCCTGACAAAACGGGTGATTGCCGAGATACTCTCCAATCACCCGCTTATATAATTGACCTGTTTACTCAACAACTGAAAGGCGAACAAGGTATGACGACACCAACGATTAACCCGGATTCAGAAGAACTGGAACTGCTTATGAGCCAGCTTGAAGCTGAAACCGGCGTGAGCGCGGTAGCTGTTCCCGGCGCTGCACCTGCACCAGTGGCCCCGGCTGCGGTAGTGGTGGAAGATGATGAACTGGCAGCACTCGAAGCTCTGGAAGAACCGGTCGGCGTTGCCGTCGGTGCGATGGAGGTTCCAGCCGGCACCGTAATTACGTCTGGCGTTAAAGCTGACGATTCCATGTTCTCTGCCGAAGAACTGGCGGAAATGGAAGAACTGGAAAACATCAGCGCAGCGAGCAAGCCAAAAGCTGACCTGTCCGGTCTGCAAGGTCAACTGGCTGGTCTGAAAACCGGCGGTGTTGTCGCCGAAGTTCCGGCCCCGGAAGAAGTTCTGGTGGACGACAAGATCCCGCCAACACCTGACGCTGAACTGGCGGCGCTGGAAGCTGAACTGCGAGCCGACCCGACGCCGGTTCCTGCGGCGGCAGATACAACTGTCACGATCACCATCGACCCTAGCGACGAGGGGAAAGGTGAATCGGCAGAAGCAATCGCGGCAATCGTCAAAGAGTCCGTTGCCAAGACGCTGGCGGACACCAAGACACTTGGGGCGGCGGCATTGGGCGAACCAGCGCACGGCGGAAGCCCGGCTGACCCAGGCACTTCAACCAGCCACATTCCGAGCACGAAGCCGAAAGGGTTGCAGTTCTTTATCGACCCGAACGAGTTCAAGAAGGAAACGCAGGTTAAGGACTACAACCTCGATTCCTGCTTCATGGAGCAATCATCCCTCCGTGCTCATTACGGCGCTATGGCTGCGCGGGCAGAAGCACAAGCCTCAACAGCCAAAGTTAAGTTCGAAGTGCTGGAAGCCCGGCTCTACGATCACCACCGCAAAATCCTCACTGACGCTGGCGCTAAGGTCACTGAGAAAATGGTGGAGAATGCTGTCAAAACTGACCCACGCTGGATGGCAGGCAAAGAGAACGTGATCGAAGCCGAAACCATCGCGTCAGTGAACAAAGCTCTGGCAATCAGCCTGGCCGACCGCCGCGACATGCTCATTCAGTTGGGTGCGGATCGTCGCGACGAATCCAAAGGCCAGGCACGTCTGCTGGCGGCTCAAAACGAGCGCGACAGCATGACCAACCGCGCAGAAGATGCCGCGAAAGCTGCCTTTGGGAAATAACAGGTTCCACAAAACTTTTGCGCTATAATGTTTTCGTCGCTGCAAAACAGCGCAGCGACAAAACGGAGCAATTCACGATTGGGTGAAACTCCGAAGCTGTAAACAACGAACCTATAAACTACTGACTAAGAGAGAAATAAAATGGATGCTTCCAAACTGATGGGCCTGATGAAAGACAAGAAAGCGGCTATGACTAAGCGTGATCGCACTGTCAAACCGCATGACGGCAAAAACCGTATTGTCCTTCTGCCGGGCTGGGAAGCTGGAAACGAGCACGTTTACTTCCATGATTTTGGGCAGCATTACATTAAGAATGCCGCTGGCGAAATTCAGGCTGTATACCCGTGTGCAGATTCCACCTATGGTCAACCTTGCCAGGTATGTGCGGCACTGTCTGATGCGACCCGTCGCGCTCCAGATGATGCAACCATTTCCCTGCTGGGTGAAGCCAAAGCGAGCCGTCGTGTTCTTCTGAACGTGCTGGTGCTGGACGGTGATAAGCCGAACGAACCGGTAATTTACGAAGTGGCTCCAACCGTGTTCGGTGCGATTGTGGATCTGATCGAAGAGTGGGGTATTGAGGCGTTCAAACGTGAGATTGTTATCGAACGTTCCGGTAAGGGCCTGAACACCAAATACACCGCGCAGATCTCTCCGAAAACCGTCGAAGTGGCCCCGGCTACTCTGGCGAAGATTCACAACCTGGCTGAATACGTTAAGCAGGAAAGCGAAGAGCAACAGCGTCGTGCCATTAGCGCAATCGGTGCTGTCAGCGGACACCTCCCGGCTCCTACCGGTGGTCACGCGGCTCTGACCTCCAGCCCGTCAACTTCTACCGCTGGCGAAGCCATTGAAGGTGCAGCGTCGCGTGTGGCAAGTGCCGAAGCTGGTGCAGGCGCGTCAACTGATCTGGACGATCTGCTGAACGAACTGCCGTAAGTTGTCGAGTAAACAGGAAGGACGCTTCGGCGTCCTTTNNAATGACTAAGCTCAGACTCGTAGATGGCAACTCAGTCGGTCGCGCCGCTCACGCTGGTGTTAAGCTGAAAGCTGGCTCAATGCAGACACAAGCCATCTTCAACGTTGTTAAAGGCGCCCGAGCAATGCTCATGTCGGCTCCTGACTTCCCTATGCTGTATCTTTGGGACGGCCACGCGCAATGGCGCTATGACCTGTTCCCGGACTACAAATCCAAGCGCGACGACACGCCTGAAAAGATCGAAGATCGCGCCCGTTACAATGAACAAAAGCCTCACAT